CATCCGACTGGCACCGCGACAAGGCAGGCATCCTCTACGTCTATAATCCTGCGCTACCCAAGATGCCTCACAGTCATCGATCTCTAGCGCTGCTTCAAGCTGCAGGTGTTTCACTCACAACAGACGAGTGGGTCGCGATCGCCGCCGCGCAAGGACCGTCACTTGACGAGAATAAGTTCTACATTGGTGGTGAGACCCCTCTCACTCTGCTCACACAGACAGCTGCTCGGATAATCTACCAGAAAGAGAAGGTAGGAGATAGTTAGTAGTGTGAGTAAGACGCAAGAGCCCAAATCAGGTTGGTATTCCGGTCGCACAACGGGTATCCCCGTCGCTGGTGCTATCGGAGGCGGGGACGACTTCGCGCAGAGAATAGCCAGGCCATATATACCAGGGCGTCCCTCACAAGGTGGTATGAGCACAAGTGCTGATACCACCTTTTCACTTTCGATGGGAAGCACCGTTCCAGATCCGCAGGAAGATGGTCTGGACGGATTTAACATCGACAGCATCAACACCAGCAAGCTGGCAGGGCCACGGAAGCTTCCAAGGTGGTTTAAGTTGAGAAAGAAGCAGTACTTCCAGCGCCCACTCAGCGAGATGATGACAGACGAAGTAGACCTCGATAAGCACGAGGAGCTTGAGGCCGACCTCGAAGAGTTCTCAGGAGTTGGCGCGATCGCAGGTTATGTCGAGCCCCTCCACGGGCCAGGCGGTCCTGGGCAGAGTCGCCGCAAGTTCTATGACAGAATGGCGAAGCCCTACGGCGCCAAATATTTGCAGGACCCGCTGAAAACAGCAAAAAGTAGGCCATAATTATAAAACGAAGCGCTGGTTCGTAAGATACCTTCGCTTCCCTTCTACGACAAAGAACTCTCTTTCTTTTAGAAGTTAAGCATTAACCATTAAACGTTAGGACATCACAACATGAGTATCAACTTCGACGCACTGCGTAAGCGTCTTGACAATCTGTCTGGTAACAACAAGAAGAGCAACTCCTCCTGGAAGCCCAAGGAGGGCGAGGAGTACACTGTTCGCCTCCTCTCGTTCCCAAACAACGAGGGTCAGCCGTTCAAGGAGCTCTGGTTCTACTACAACATTGGCAACAACCCAGGACTCCTCGCACCCTACCAGTACGGTAAGCAGGATCCCATCCAGGATCTGATCAACAAGCTTCGTGATGAGGGGACGAAGGAGTCATATGAGCTCGCCAAGAAGCTCTACCCAAAGATGCGCTGCTACGCTCCTGTTGTCGTCCGTGGTGAGGAGGAGAAGGGCGTGCAGATCTGGGCATTCGGCAAGCAGGTCTACCAGTCACTTCTCGGCATCATGCTCGATGAGGATTACGGTGACATCACCGATCCTGAGAGTGGTCGTGACGTGAAGGTAAAGTGCTTCAAGCCCCCAGGCAAGAAGTACTCTGAGACCGAGGTCATGCCTCGCGGTAAGTCGTCAAATCTCACCACCAACGTAGGTACTGCCAAGCAGTGGCTATCCAACATCCCAGACGTGAGTGCTATGTTTGAGCTTAAGACTAACGATGAGCTCACAAAGATCGTCAACGACTGGATCAACGGCGGTATGCCGGACGGCGACGGAACCACACGTGGTGGTTCGGCGTCTACCGATGATGACACCCCTGCCACAACCCAGAAGACTTCTGCTGTCCAGAATACAGCACCCAAGGCTGACAAGAAGGCAGGAGGTAACTACTCCTCTATCGATGACGCCTTCGAAGATCTAATGGGCGACTGACTTAACTAAGTCAACTGAGCGGGACGTGAGTTGTAATCTAGCTCACGTCCTGTTATAGTATTCATAGGAGAAAACATGGCAAGAGTTCCTAAAGAAAAGAAAGGTGCCGACGATCTCGGTGGTGATTTTACTGCTGAGCTTATTTCGTCACTTAACAAAGAAAACGGTTCAAGGATTGCATACAATCTAGCTGAAGATGAGTCACCCACACACGTTAAAAGCTGGGTGTCGACAGGCTCTACACTTCTTGACTACATCATTTCTAATCGTAAAAGTGGCGGTCTGCCTGTCGGTCGAATTATTGAGATCTTTGGGCCCCCATCGATTGGCAAATCTCACATCGCAACGCAGATTGCACGTTCAACCCAGCAAATGGGTGGTATTGCTGTCTACATTGACACTGAGAATGCTACATCTGTAGAAAATCTACAGGCTTTGGGCGTTGATGTAACAAGACGATTTGTGTATGTTGACACACACTGCACCGAAGACGTCTTTGACACAGCAGAAAAGACAATTCTGAAGGCGAAGGCCATGCAGAAAGATGTCCCAATTACTATTATTTGGGATTCTGTTGCAGCATCATCGCCTAAAGCAGAGCTCCTTGGTGATTACGATAAGGAGACAATCGGCCTCCAGGCAAGAGCAATCTCGAAGGGCATGCGTAAGATCACAGGTGTGATCGGCGACCAGTCTGTGCTGATGATCTGCCTAAATCAGATTCGTACCAAGATCGGTGTTCTTCACGGCGATCCAACAACAGTGCCAGGTGGAATGGCAATCCCATTCCATGCATCAGTGCGTCTCAAGTTGGGCGCTGGACAGCAGATCAAAAATAAGAATGATGATGTCATTGGCATCAATGTCTCAGCAAAGACGATCAAGAACAAGGTCTCGCCGCCGTTCAGAACTGCCAATTTCCAGATTCACTTTGGAAAGGGCATCGTTGAGCATGAAGAGATCTTTGACGTCCTACGTGATGCCGGTGAGCGCCAGATTGGTGACAATATTGTCTGCGTGTCTGGAACAACGGCGTGGAAAGTTTTCACTGTCACTAATACCGTTAGCGGAACAACTCTCATCGAGAAGAAGTTTCACAAGTCGGACTTTGGTGACATGCTTAAAGATCCGCAGTATAAGACTTATCTTGAGGATCTAATTGATGCAGTCATGGTGAGAACACGAGACGACGCCGACCTTGTTGCAGACGACGACGAGGAAAATGAGTGATCTAAATAGATCACAAACCGTATTGCTGGTGGATGCGATGGGGCTGTACTTGCGACACTTCATCGCCCACCCAGCAATGGGTAATGACGGACAACATGTCGGCGGAATTGTTGGTTTTCTCCTCGACCTAAAGAGAATTGTGGAGCGCTTTAAGCCAAATCCAGTCTATGTTGTTTGGGAAGGCGGCGGTTCACCCCGACGCCGCGCCATCTACAAAGACTACAAGAGCCACCGTCGACCTGAAAGGTTGAATCGTTTCTATGAGAATGACATACCCGATACTGTCTCTGGAAGAGACTACCAGATTAAGACACTGGTACGTCTTCTAAAGATGACACCAATATGTCAAATCTATGTACCTGATTGTGAAGCAGACGATGTCATTGGTTACATGTCGCGCTATCACTTTAAGGACGCATTGAAGGTCATTCTGTCAGCAGACAAAGATTATTATCAGCTCATCTCAGATGGGTCAATCATCTACTCGCCCACCTGGAAGAAGCTGGTTCAAGAGCAAGACGTCCTTGAGAGATTTGGCGTGCATCCTGTTAATTTCTCAGTCGCTAAAGCAATCTGCGGCGACGACTCAGATAATATCCCAGGCGTGGATGGCGTCGGATTTAAGACGCTGGCAAAGAGATTTCCATCTCTTGCACAGTCTACAGCAGCGACAGTCGAGCAAGTTCTGTGTGAGGCGCGATCCAAAGTTGAAGGTGGTTCTAAGGTTCAAGCGTACAGGAATATTGCAGACAACGAGATCCTTATCAACAGAAACTTCTCACTTGTTCATCTTGATACAGCAAACTTAGCTGCTTACCAAATTGAGAGGATCAACGGGATCTGTGATACTTTTAAGCCTACACGTAATAAGATTGAGTTCATAAGGGCCCTCATACGTGAGGGGATCCAGACGTTCAACGTCGATCAATTCTTCCTAGCCCTCTCACACATCCAGACAGGATAAAATGCACGATCCGCACTTTAAACAGTACGGTAAGCAGTTCCAGGAGAAGATCTTCCAGGGCCTGCTGACTGACCGATCATGGGCGACACAGATGATAGAGATCATGTCACCCACCTTCTTTGAGTTAAAGTACCTACATTTCCTTACACAGCGGTACTTTGACTACTATCAGAAGTACAAGGACTTTCCAACACTAAGCCTTCTTGTCACAATAATACGTGATGATCTAAAAGAAGGAAAAGACGTCGTACTTCGTGACCAGATCGTCGAGTTTCTGCAGCGTATCCGCGTCAACCCAGACATGGGTGACGTACAGTATGTCAAGGATAAGACACTTGACTTCTGTAAGAAGCAGGCAATGAAGGAGGCGCTGGAGAAGGCTGTCGAGATGATTGCGACAGACAACCTCGACTCCGTCATGGACCTGATGAAGAACGCGCTGTCTGCGGGTACACCTGCTGCAATCGGTCACGACTTCTTCGAAGACACAGAAGCACGATTCATCAGGACGCGGCGCCTCACATGCCCAACAGGACTACCGCAGATTGATGCACAGGATGTACTCAATGGCGGTCTAGGTCGTGGTGAGTTGGGCGTAGTCATTGCACCAACAGGTGTTGGTAAGTCACACTTCCTTGTGCAAATGGGCGCGGAGGCTTTGCGTGTTGGTAAAAATGTCGTCCACTACACCTTTGAGCTATCTGAGACTGCTGTCGGTCTTCGTTATGACTCTAATCTCTGCAGCATTCCAAGCAGTGACGTCATAGACAGAAAAGAAGAAGTCATTGAATACTACAAGAACAACACGCTTGGGCGACTAATTATTAAGGAGTATCCAACAGGCACAGCATCAGTTCAGACTCTTCGAAACCACATTGAGAAACTTCTTCTGAAGTCGTTCGTGCCCAGTGTGATCATCATCGACTACGCCGACATTATGAAGTCATCACGTAAGTTTGATTCGCTTCGACACGAACTAAAGCTAGTCTATGAAGAGCTTCGAAATCTGTCCATGGATCTCAATGTTCCAATTTGGACCGCGTCGCAGGCAAACCGTGAAGCATCCAGCTCAGAAGTTGTAGGCCTTGAGAACATGTCAGAAGCATACGGTAAAGCAATGGTTGCCGACGTTGTGCTTTCAATCTCTCGAAAGCCTAATGAAAAAGCAACAGGAGCTGGACGTATCTTTGTAGCTAAGAATCGTGCTGGACGTGATGGAATGCTCTACCCAATGAGGATTGACACATCGATGTCTAAGTTCGAGCTGGTGGACACAAATGAGATGTCTGTTGACGATGTTGTCAAAGCAGATGGTACAAGCATGAAGAAACTTCTCAAGGAGAAGTGGCAAGAGATTAACGGCAAATGATTATCACGTATTGTAGTGAAAGGAGTTGTGAATGTCTTTGAATGAAAGTGCAGTCGATTATTTTGGTGGCGATGACCTTGCTGCTGATGTCTTCAATAAGTACGCATTGCGTGATGTTGATGGCAAACGCCTTGAAACGCTTCCCACTGATACATTTCGGCGTTTAGCCCGTGAGTTCGCGCGGATCGAGGCAAAATACCCAAATCCCATGACGGAAGACGAGATCTTTAGTCTTCTTGATGGATTTAAGCAGATCGTGCCACAGGGATCGCCGCTGTCAGGTATTGGCAATCCTCATCAGCTGCAGAGTCTATCTAACTGCTTTGTGATCGATCAGCCTCACGACTCCTACGGCGGTATTCTCTTCGCTGACCAGGAGCAGGTTCAGATAATGAAGCG